CACGATTTATCTACAAAGAGAAGGTATTAACAGAATGTTTCGTTGGTTTAAATCCTTTATCTTATGAGTGGGACGAAATGGCAAAAGAATTGCGCAAATTTGGTGATGGTCGCTTTATCGCTGGAGATTTTTCCAGTTTCGACACACGCATGGCTGCTCAAATAACAGCAAGCGCTGCTAAAATCATGTTAACATGGTATGAGGAGGTTGGTGCTGATAATGCATTGCTAAATTATGTGAGAGGTGCATTATCTGATATTATACATCCTAACATATTATTTGATAGTGATTTATATAGATTTGCTAATGGTAATCCATCCGGCAATTTGATTACTGTTCAATTAAATAGTATATGCAATTCTCTTATGATGCGCTATGTGTATTACGCAATGCGCCCGACCATTGTGGATGGTTTCAGAAAGCACGTTAGTTTAGTGACTTACGGAGATGATAATTTAATGGCAGTTTCAAAAAAGATTCCTTGGTTTTCACATACCACATGCCAGAGGGAATTTGAAAAGGTCGATATTCAATATACTATGGCTGACAAAAGTAGCACGAGTCGCCATTATATTGAGTTGGCGGAAGCATCCTTTCTAAAGCGCGGTTTTTTAAAACATTTTGAATTAAATTGTTATGTTGCTCCATTAGATATTGATTCTATTTTAAAAAGATTTCATTGGATTAAAAAACCAACGGAGACGCCCTTGAGTTTCGAGGAACAGTTTTCTGCTTATGTAGATGGTGCTTTACGAGATATGTTTTTGCATGGACGTGAGGCATATTCCACATTTTGCAGTAAGATCATGGGTATATTAGATCAGAATCCCAGTTTATCCACTAGAGTGTATGTCCCTACACATGAGGAAATGTTAAACATAATGAGACCGTATTATATGAGAACAAACACAGTGGCAAACAATTCCACAAACAATATAGAACAAATTTCAATTTTTGTTGATGATGGATTTGTATATGAGAATTATGAAACAACAGATTACCTTTTGCCAGTTTTAGGAGGAAAACGGTGCTAACATTTATGATTACGGCATTTTAGGATGAAACTACTCTTCCTGATTTGAACGCGAAATGTTAACATAAAATTAGTAGTGACCTCATGTGGGGATAATTATACCCACAGTTGTAATCTATAATTACTATTTTTATATTTCCGAATTTGTTAAATACTTTGAAATCCTTAGGTGCATTGTTTTCAATAATGTATCTAGTTACAACGGCCTTTGCAACAGCAGTTGTTCAAATGGGTTTCATCGAAGAGTTGCTTGCTAAGCTTACCAGTGTTCGTGTTGGTGCTTACACCGTGGCGGGTATAACGCGACAACAATTTCTACAACGTTTGAGAATTGCTAAATTAGTGTTGCGCTTTGATATTAAGAGTTTCTATAATAGAAATTTATTTCGAAGCGTGGCACATGCTGAGGAATCTTTATATTTGGATAATTCTATTGGTACTCTTCGTAAACAACCATATTGTGTTGTTTTGACAGGATTTCCAGGTACGGGTAAATCAGCTATTGCCATAAAATTGGCTGCACAATTTTTGAAAGCGAGATATGGGTTTGTTTTACCGGAACATATTGTTGTATTGAATGAATCTGATGCATACCAATCGGAATTTCGCTCGAACCACAGAGTTGTCATTTTTGATGATATCGATGCGGAAAAGGTTGGCATGCCAACAGCTTTAAATCCATGGCGCAAGATTATTGATTTTGTTAATAATATTCGTAAAACAGCTTTGAACCCAAATGTAGAGATGAAGGGTAATGTTTATATAGATGTCGATTTGGTCATTTTGACAACAAATAGGCGTGTTGATAGTTTTTCTATTGGCAATTATATGACATGCGGGAGTGCCATATTTCGACGATTTTCATCCGTTTGGACTGTGTTACCAGGATTTACACATGTTTTAAGTCATATTAAAGAATCTATACATACGCCAGAGATGATGCAAAATTATACTTATGATGAAGGACTTGTGTTTAAACCATTTGAACATATGACTATAATGACAATGATAGAGCAAGAAGTCCAGAATGCGCAAGCACATCTAACATCACAAGATTCTTTTGTGAACAACATCAATTCCAATTTTGATACCATTGCAGCTGGAACGGGCATTAAACCATTACGTTCTTTATTTGAAAAGCAATTAATGTCTTTTGAAGAAGAAAAGTCGTTGGCTTGGTATAACAAGCTAATTCGTTTTTGTTTATTAACACCTAAGGTCCAAGCCGTTGCGATGTCTGGATCCATGCCCTGCAAATTTACTTGCAGCCCGTTTTTTAACGAGTGTGCTGAGAAGGAGGCTAAAGAGTATTTAGCAACTTACGGGCAATATTTACATGTGATTCGCGATTACGTTTTAGCCAATTGTGACAAGTCTTTGTTTAATATGCTGATATTAACCTTGAGAAAACCTATATCTAGTATTTTCATTCAAGTTTATCGTGGTTGCTTTGTGCTGGGTGACGGATATAAGATGGTAAATCATTGGTATTTTGGTCCTAATTTAGTGCAAAAATTGTATAGTGATAGACCAAACATGTTACCCATACCTCTGATAGTTGTTTGGCAGATTCTTGACTGTTTTTCAGTTTTTACTCCGCAACAAGATGTAATATTTCACCAATGTTTACATGCAAATTATCGAGATTATCTTGGAAAATATTTCATTGACAATATTGAAAGTAGGACTCGATCCTATAATATGACCATTGCATCGTGGGATGCTGGGCAATTATTGGTTGATATTTTTAATCCGATAATAATGAAATTTTTCAAGATAGCGCGCAAGTTGCATTGGCAAGTTGCATCTATTGAACGGTTGTGGTATGATTTAACACCAGACGCTATTTTAAAAGGTTTTGACATTAACCTTTTAATTGAGTTTAAAAATGTCAATAGAAAATTATCTTATGAAGATGTACAGAAATATTGTATGGCTGCATTAGATAATGGTGTGCATAA